TTCTGCGCCTTGTACTGCACGACTTTCGTCATGTTGCCAGTACGAGCCGCTTCTTCTCGCAGCCGTTCGAGGGTTGAGTCCACCGCCCCAGATACTCGGCCAGTTCCTGACACGATTCGCTCGGGTGGTGGTGCTGCCTTGCGGTTGGTAACTTTCAATTCTTTCTCCAGTTTTGCTACCGCAAAGGCAAACTTTACGGGGTCTTTGATTTCGGACAACTCTTTGGCCTTCTTGGGGTTCTTGCCAAGTGCGTAAATCACCAGCGCAGGATTATCTGCGCCTTGGAGCACCACGCCTTGCTGGGTGACGCTGAATAACTCCTGGGCTACTGCCTCGGCGTCTTCAAAATCTTTGACCTTTAGCTCTGCTTTCGCTTTGCCGTAGCCATCCAGTTTGGACTGCCAGGCCTTTTGCTGATTCATAACTTCAGCTTCGTGCTTGGCGTTAACGTCATCGGCTTGTCGCTTGCGCTCGAACCATGTCGTTAGTGCTTCCTCAAACTTCTCCGCGTCGTAGTCGTGATCTTCTAGGCTTGGCTTCTTGCCCAGCGCGACCGGCTTGTTCTCAGTCGTGGTGGTTTGCAGCTTGCCTTGGAGTTCGCGGTTCTGGCGTTGCAGTTCTCGGTTTGTCTTACGCAACTCGCGTACCCATTCGGGGGCTTGAGTTGTTTCCTCGGGAGGTGGCGCTTCCTCACCAATGCTCACGAATACTTCGTCGGTTTCGCTTTCGTCTGATTCATCGGCTGAGTCTGCGCTGGGCGCGTCCTCAACTTGGATTTGGTCCTCGACCATCACGTCGTCGTCGTCGTTATCGCTTGCTTCTACCTTTTGATTCATCATTAACCCTGTCAAACTCACCCATTGAAACGGCTGGGTGGATACCGTTGATTACATTGTCGCCCGTTTTCGTTTAACTTACAACAGACTAAATTTGTTGCTGAACGACGCCGCCGATTTCTTTGGCCAGGTTTAGCGCATGGTCTTGGGAATCCATGTCGATGTTGGCCAAGGTCTCGACCGTTTTGGCACGGCTGAGTTCGGCGTCAGCCACGGTTTTGACGGTGCTGGCGCGGGCCTGGGCTGCTTTGGCTGTGGCCTCTTCGGCTGCGGCTTGCAGGTAGATGGCGTTCGGGTCTTGCGGCTGGCCTTGCATTTCTGCCATGAGTTCTTGCGCCTCGTCGTCTGTGGGCTTGACCACGCCCATGCGGAGCAGCTTCTTGCGGAAGTAGGCGTTTGTGTCGCTGAGGCCTTCGCCTTCCATGTTCATCATGGCCATGGCGGTGAGCACCTGGGCTGTTTCCGGGTCTTGGGTGATCTGGAGCATGCCGGTAATGGCGCGGACGGTGGCAGATTTCTTGCTGCTGCTAGACGGGCCGACGTCGGATACCACGTCGAATGTGGCGCTGGTCATGTCGTTGGCCATCACCATAGCGCCGGTTTCCTGGTCGATGGTGGGTTGCATCAACTCGACCACGCCAGCCTCACCTGTGGGCGCGATGGTCTTCATCTTGCGCTTGTCTTCGGTGTAGATTTCTTTGGCCATCGAGAGCCAGATTTCGCCGCAGCGTTTCATGCCCTTGGCGAAGTTGCTCATGTAGATGAACGACTGCATATCAACGCGGGTCTGAATCATCTCCACGGCCTTGCCTGACATTCCGCTGACCATCTTGTCCGCGCCTTGCTGGTTGCCCAGAATGTCCTGCATGTCGGTTTCGGTGATCTGCAAGAGCGCGGCCATGGCCGGGGGAATCTGTGGGCTCTTGGTGTAGGCGACGGGGCCGCTGACTGCCTGGTTACCGTTCTGGTCGGTAATCGGGTTGATTAGCAGATAAGGGTAGTCCTTGAGGTTGTCCTCTGCCCACATCACTTGATGGCCTGCGACCTGCTCGGGGGTCAGGATGGGCTTCTCCACGCTGGATAGGGCGCTGATTTCGCCCAGCTTGCTGAGCTGCATGTTCTTGAGGCGCTGGGCGTCTTTGGCTAGGCGCACGTGGCCCATGCAACGCTCGACGTTATCAACGAACCAGCGCTTGCCGTAAACGACGACGATGGGGATGCAACGGCCTGCGATGTAGCCTGCGTCTTCCAGGACACGGCCGCCGCTCATGACGTATTTGCGCACGCGCTTGCGCTTGACCTTCTTTTGACGCACTTCGCGGCTGCCGATGGCCAGCAGGGTCTCTTCTAGGGTTTCGTCGTTGGCGAAGTCGAACTGGGTGTATCGCTCTTCCGTGCCGTCGATGGCCTGGAAGATGCGGATGGTCTCTGTCTTTTCCTCGACCTTGAAATACTCGGCCACGAAAACGACGTCGGGGGTGCACCAGTCGAATTCGTACTGGTGAATGATCTTGGGCCAGTCGGTTGGGTCGTCGCCCCAGGTGTCTTTGTAGGCCTGGCGGGTCATGCTGGTGACCACGAAGCAATATTTCGCGTCGGATTTGTCCTGACGCTTGGCGCCTAGATCAAAGAACACGGAGCTGTCGGCGTCGAAAATGGGCTCGATGCGGATGCGCTGGCGGTCGTCCTCGTCGTTCTCTTCGTCCTCGTAGACCGTGCGCAGGCGCCAGGCTCCGATACCGCCTCCGACTGCCTCCTCGAATGCGTTGTCGTAGGCCTCATCGGCCACGGAGGCTTGCTCGTCTGCCCGGTAAAGGCCATCGCATACTTCGGCGAGCTTGTCATTCTCTGCGCCGTCTTTGCTTACAAAGTCCACCGTGATGCGGTTATTGCGGTACTCGTTGACCACGCGAATCACGGCGAGCATGATCTTGTTGACTTCAAACTTGGGCTTGTTCTCGTACTGATCCCACAGCGGGCCTTCCCACTGCGCGCCTGCTAGGCTGTAGAAACGGCGGTCTTGGAGGCACTGGAGGCGCTCGTCGCGCAGGGCGCTTTGCACGTCGTCGAACTGCGCCAGCGCTTCGGAGTGAAGGTTGGCTAGGCGTTGGTCATTGGATAGTCGGGCCATGAAGGTTCCTTACTTTGTGCGATTGTCTCACCACTTGTGCATGGTGGCAATTGGCTTGAATACTGCCGGTTTGGCTGCGCCGGAGCGCCGGACGGCCTCGCAGGCGTAGCGCAGGGCGTCGATGACGTGGTTCTTTTTGTCCTCCAGCACCGGCAAGATTTTACCCGTTAGGGGGTCTTGCTTGTAACTGTACAGGGTTAGCTCGTCAATGGTGTGAATGCAGCGGGGGTGAACCACGATGTCGTAGTTCTTGAGAAACTCGATTCCTTCCTCGACCGACTTCGGGCCTTTGACGGCTGTCATGATCTTGGGGAAACCGTTCTTGCGCATGTGGCTGATGGTCTCGGGCCGGGCTGAATCGGCCACGATGGGCCATTTCTCGGCCTCCGGCACGGTCATGAATAGCTCAGGGGTGTTCACTATCTCGCAGCCCACCATATAGGCCTCATGGTCGATGTAGAGAGTGCGCCCAATGATGTGGCAGCGCACCAAGGTGGTCGGGTCAACGGCAAAGCCCCAGTCGGCGCCCAGACGATGGATAGCGTCGCGCGGGGCCTCGAACTCGTCAATCTTCCAGTTTTTGAACACGCGGGCGTTGCTGTTGCTCAAATACTGGCCCATCCAAACGTGTTGGTATTTGTCCGGGTCGCGCCTGCGGTCGTACTCCATTTCGTCGCGCAGCACGTCGGGGAACCACGGATTGTCGGTGTAGTTGACTTTCAGGACGCTGGCATTCTTTGGCGGGGTTTCTCCGCGCAGCAGGGTATCCACGGGATCGCTGGCCTGGCGCGGGTTCCACGTGAACCACAGTTCGCTGTCGGGCTTGCGGATGGTTGGCCGCAGCAGGTCCAGGCTCGTCTGGCTCAGGCTTTGAGCCTCTTCCACCCAGGCGCAGTCGTAGCCTTCCAGCGACTTGATCGAGTCGGCTGTGTGGTTTTGCATGCCTTGGAAGATGATCATGCCATCGCCCTTCTTGGACTTGATCACGGCTTCCTGCACTTCGAAGTAAGCGCCAGCGTTCATGTCCTGAATCTTGGTCTCCAGCAGGCGCTTGACCGACTGGTTGAGCGACTTCTGGATTTCACGGACGCAGACGCTTCTTCGCTTCTGATCCATGATGTGGGCCTCGATCATCAGCTCGGCAAACATGTGCGACTTCCCCGAGCCACGGCCACCCCATGCGCCTTTGTACCGGCTGGGCTCCAGCAGTGGGAGCGCCCATTCTGGGGTTTGGAGCTGGAGAACCTTACCCATTCTTGACGATCACGCGCTCAATCTTGGCAAACTCCAGCGGTGCACCGTCTGCGCCGGTCAGCTCATGCTTCTGGGTTTCAGCCCAGCGCATTTGCGTCTTGCTCCACCAGATCATTGCGCTGGTATCGCCGCCCATTGCCTTCTGAAATAGCGTCTTGCCTACCTGGCCATTTGCTTTGGCTTTGCCGGATACCAGCTCGGAGCTGAAGTGCGCGCGCAGGGTGTCAACGTGAATCCCATCACGAACCAGCGCGCCAATCTGGTCAATCGGCAGGCCATAGCCGGACAACGCCTCAACCTGTTTGCGCTCTGCGTCGGTAGGTTCAAAGGCTGGTCTGCCTGCGTTATCACGAGCGCCGCCGTAGTTTGGGTCATGCGCTTTAACTGGCACGCTTTTTGTTTTTTTGCTTTTAGTGATTGGTTTTTCAAGTTTTGCTGTCATTTTGAACCTCCGCGAAAGGTTTTCCGGTTTCTGCGTGAACTGCGATTTTGCCTGTGAAGTCTTGCCAGCGCTTGACTATGACGTCGCAATACTTCGGGTCTAGCTCCATTAGGCGAGACTCCCGCCCGGTCTTTTCGCAAGCGATTAGCGTGGAGCCAGACCCACCGAACAGGTCGGAAATGGTGTCGCCGCCTTTGCTGCTGTTGCTGATCGCCTTCGCCACTAGCTCTACCGGTTTCGGAGTCGTGTGACCGTCCACGCGCTCTTTGTCGAACCGCCATACCGATGTTTGTTTCCGATCCGAGTGCCAAGAATGGGTGCCGTTGTCCATCCAGCCGTATAAGCAAGGTTCGTGCTGACTTTGATAGTCAGTCTGCGACAGCGTGAGCGAGTTCTTCGCCCAAATAATCATCGAGCTAAAGTGGAAAAACTCGCGAAACACTTTGTGGAATATGTCCGCGCAGCGGTCTGAATGAAACACGTAAATAGACGCACCAGACTTTGATACAGCAAGAAAGTTGCCGAAAGCGCCGCGCAATAATTCTTCAAGCCCACCTCGGTCATCGTTCTTAATGCCTTTGTAGTCAACTCCGTAAGGCGGATCGGTGAACACCATGTCAGCCTTCTGGCCATCCATGAGCTTATCCACCGCATCGATGCTGGTCGAGTCACCGCACATGAGCCGGTGCTTACCAAGAACCCAAACATCGCCAAGCACAGTGACTGGTTGCTCAGGCAGCTCAGGCACTTCATCCTCATCGGTCAGGCCAGGCTCGATCTGCTCAGGAGTCAGAGCTGCAATCTCATCGGCTGTGAAGCCAGTCAGGTCAAGGTCAAACCCCAGCTCACCAATCTCACCCAGCTCAAGCGCCAGCATCTGCTCATCCCAGCCACCATTAAGCGCCAGCTTGTTGTCCGCAATGATGTAGGCCCGCTTCTTGGCATCGCTCCAGCCTGTGGCCACCATCACGGGAACCTCGGTCATCTTGAGGCGCTGGGCTGCAAGCGTCCTGCCATGGCCAGCAATGATGCTTCCAGCCTCGTCAACGAGCACCGGAGTAGTCCAGCCCCATTCTTTGATCGAGGCCGCAATCTGGCCGATTTGCTCGTCGCTGTGCGTGCGGCTGTTGCGTGCGTAAGGCACCAGGCGGGTAATGTCCCAGCGCTCAACCTTGTCGGCGGGATTGTGTTGAATCATTGACATTTAAAAACTTCCCATTCCGCTGCGAATAGTACAGATGACGCTGCCATCAATTTTCTTGAAGCATTGCGTCGTGTAGGTTTGGGCCTGGCTGGCGCTGGCTGCCAAAAGAAAAGCCATCAGGGTTGCTTTCATGAATAGCCCTTTGCGATTGTGTGTTTTTGTGGTCATGCCTGATTGTCCTTCATGTTTTGGATTCGTGCCAGCTTCATGGCATCTTTTAAATCAAGCCTGAGTTGCTCGCATGCTTGCTGCTGTGCAACAAGTGCAGCGTAGCACTCATGCGCAAACTTGACCAAGGTCTCTTTTTGCCACCGCTCAAAGTTCGGCGGGTCGATGTTTTGCTTCATTTTTTTTTGCTCATGTTGGGTGTAACAAGATCATGCCATTTTCTGTGGCAAACGCGGCAAAGGTAAGACTTGGGCCAACTGTCTGCATCTTGGAATAAATACTGCGGTGCCCAGTGATGTAACTCACCTTCATTCGCATCACACACTTCACAGTTAATTTCAATTTGTTTTTTTTCAATATATTTTGCGGTTCTTGTTTTTACATATTCAAGAGGCCCATTTTTCATCGCGTATTCTTGCGCGATTTTTTTCTTTATATATTTTGCAAACACTTCACCGCAGTCTGCGCAATACAAAGGATAAACAGTTGCACCGGATGCAATGTTCGTAATTCCAATCTTAAGGTGTTCCGATTCACACTTCAAGCACTTATCCACAGGCTTCTCCTTCTAGGTCAAAAAAACGCACATCGTTGCTGGGACAGTGGGACACTCCTAAAGGAGTGTGTCCCATTTGTCCCAGGCTTTCTCGTCTTTGTCGCTGGGACAAAAGTCCCAGTTGTCCCGTCTTTGTCCCAATTGTCCCAGTCACTTTTGCGACCTACTTAACATCATTGAGCTTGCTGTAACGTTGTCTGAAACAATCCATCCATACATATGCGCTTTAATAATTTCAGCATTCAAAAGGTTATAAATTAATCTCCCCTGTTTGCTTGCTTGCGCATATGTTTTTGCGGTTGCCTCGGATAATCCTTCGCTACTAATAAGGTATTCAATTAATGCGCTTCTTGAAAGAAATGGACTTCCATCATTATTTTCAGCGCCAGACGCCCACCAGGCGTTTGTAAATTTCCGAATGTCTTTAGAATTTTCAGATTCCTTTTTTAATTTCGGTTCAGGCACATCGGTTTCAATCTGAAAGACTGCACCTTTAATTGATTCTCCATCTTCATCGAACCATCCTAGCTCGACCGATTCAAGCCTGCCAAAGAACGGTTTGGGCTCTTCGGTGTCTTTCATCTTGGTGCAGACGACTTCAATCAAGCCATCTTTCTTGGATACCAAGATTTGGGAGTCCATCGAGGCTTTCCATGCGCTGGAGCCACGGGCGCGGTTCTTAGCTTCAATTGCGTTGCCGGTGTGATGGACAAGCACCATGCCGGAATTAAGAGCGCGGCCAACGATCTGAACTGCGTTGAGCATGTTGCGGGTGTCCTTGGCGTCGTTCTCATTGCCTGACATATGATTATTCACGGTGTCGATGGTGATCTGCACTGCTTCCTCGGTGGTCAGCTCGCGCACGGCTTTGATGATCTGTGCCGATGCTGCCGGGCTGTCCATGTCGATCGCCTTGTTGGAGATTAGGAGGTTGTCCAGCCGGTCGATGTTGTGAGCCTTGCACCAGGATGCAACGCGCTGGCGGATACCATAGTTACCTTCGCCTGCCATGTAGACCGAAATTCCCTTCTTGGTGCGGTGGCCATGCCAGTCCAGGCCTGCGGCAATGTGACATGCAATGTCGAGAGCTAAGAAGGTTTTTCCGCCGCCTGATTCGCCGTAGATCATGGTCACACCAAGGTCGGGCACCCAGTTTTTGACAATCCACTTGAGGGGTGCGGGCTGCCCAAGGTAGGACGTTGCCCTGGTGAAAAAGTATTCTTGGGTCTCTGCCTGAGCTGCTGCAAGAATAAAATCTGCGGCCTCTGAGCCAACGCTTGTGGATGCTGCCAAGTCGCTGTCTGGTTCGTACCTGGCCACGCTTTTGACGATCTGAGCCAGCTCGGAAGATGGCAAAGGGATTTCGCAACGGGTCTCGTTGGCAATGGACAGTGCGGCCATGATTTCGGCCTCTGTCATGCCGTAGCGCCGCATTGCTCCGCCCAAGGCTGTCAGGCCATTATTTCGGCTGCCTTGAATGAGTCCGCCGCCGGTAGTCGCCTGCTGGCGTTCTGCTGGCTTGCGCATTGCGCTGTACGCATTCATCCACGTCTGTGGCACTTTGAATGGCGCTACGCCGTCGAATGGATCACTGGAGGCTTCCCACTCGTAGCTTCGGCCTTCGATGGTGCTGGGGAATGCCACAAAGTAACGGCCATCGGCCAGCAGGTCAACGCCTTCGGCGAGCTTGCAAGACCTGATTTCTGGGGTGTAGTCGGCGATGTGATGGAAGCCGCCGCCTGCGGTCATTTGCATTGCACCGTCTGGCACTTTCCCGTGATTTTCAGTCCAGACTGCCCATGAGTTGTCGCCGCCATTGCGCGGGTCAATGTCAAAGACGATGATGCCTGAACGCTCGCCTGCGGCAATGCCGATATTGAAGTCTGGGTTCTGCGTCCACCAGCGGGTGATTTGCTCGGCGTCTGTCGTGGCGTCTTTTACGCCGTGCTGAGTGGCCGGGACTTTGCCGTTTGGCACCACTGGGATGATGTGCCAGCCCCATGAGGCATAGGTTAGTGCTGCCTCAGCTTTGGTCGTCATTAGGGTCTGCCTTTAGTGCGCCTTCAGTCCTTACTTCCAGCTCGTATTGTCTGGCTAAAGGTGGGTATTCACCCCACTGATAGATCACTTGGGGCCATACGCCAAGGACGTCGGCAAGCTGCTTTTTGCCTCCGTAAAATTTGACCGCTTCTTCTGTTTTCATCTTTTTTTCACCTTTTTTAAAGTTGCGTTGTAATTGTAGCTTGAAAAGCTGCTAAGATTCAGCCATGCACCGAACTGATTTCCAGACGGGTGCTAAAAAAGGAGAGCCAGATGGCTATCAATTTGAAGACGACGGGCGGGCTTACCGCCAATGGAGTGAAGCTGCTTGTGTATGGCGCAGCGGGTGCAGGCAAGACCACCTTGGTCAAGACCTTGCCTAATGTGATCGTGCTTTCGGCTGAGGGTGGTTTGCTGTCCATTCAGGACGCTGACCTGCCTTACATCGAAATTACAAGCATGGACGATCTGCGCGAGGCGTTTAGCTGGTGCAAGGATTCCAAGGAGGCCGCAGGCTTTGAGTCGGTGGCGTTGGATAGCATTTCGGAAGTGGCCGAGGTGGTTTTGCACCACGAAATGAAAAAGTCCAAGGATGGCCGGGCCGCGTATGGCGAAATGAATAGCACGATGCAGGAGCTAATCCGCGCCTTCCGCGATCTGCCGGGTAAGCATGTGTTCATGAGCGCCAAGCTGGAAAAGTCCACCGACGAGATGGGCAAGATGCTTTACAACCCTGGAATGCCGGGAAAGAGCCTGACCCAAGGCTTGCCCTACTTCTTTGATGAAGTGCTGGCCCTGCGGGTTGAGCGCGACGCCGAAGGCGTGACGCAGCGCGCCCTCATGTGCGATTCGGATGGCCTGTGGCTGGCCAAAGACCGCAGCGGCAAATTAGGCGCATGGGAATCCCCCGACCTGGGCGCCATCATTGCCAAGATAGGGGAGCGGGCATGAACAACATATCAGCATTTCCCTCAGTTTCCGAATCTACATATAACAAGGGCATGACCTTGCGTGACTACTTTGCAATTAAAGCGTTTCAGGTGCGTCTTGCGAAATACGACGATTGGACGCTTACCGAGTTGACCGAGCAGGCGTATGCAGATGCTGACGCCATGCTGGAAGCGAGGAATTGATGATGCACGCTGACCTGAAATTATTGTCTGCATTTTGGATGCAGTACAAGGCTGACGAGGAGAAGGCGCAGACCGAGCGCCGCAAGATTGAAGATCAGATGGTCAAGCTGTTGGCCATACCTGAAAACTTCGAAAGCACCGAGACCGCCGAGCCGGAAGGCTTTGTGGTGAAGGTTGCTGGCCGCATCGACCGCAAGGTTGACGGCGACAAGGTGCAGGAGCTGGCCGCTGAGTTTGGTCTGGGTGAACACCTGGCCAAGCTGTTCCGCTGGAAACCTGAAATAAACATGATGGCATGGAAAGCTGCCGACGCAACGATCACTGGGCCTTTGGCCGGTGCTATTACGGCCAAACCTGGCCGCCCTTCTTTCAAAATCACTATCAAGGATTAATCATGGCTTTTCTCAACGAAGAATTTAACGTCAACGAACTGCCCCAGGGCAATGGCAATTTTGAGCCCCTGCCTGCGGGCTGGTACACCGTGACGATTTCGCAGGCCGAATTGAAGCCCACGAAGGCTGGCAATGGCCAGTACATCAAGCTGCGCTACGACGTGACTGGCCCCAGCCACCAAGGCCGCGTCGTGTTTGGAAACCTGAACATCAAGAACGCAAACCCGAAGGCCGAGGAGATTGGCCGCCAGCAGTTGGGCGACATCATGCGAGCGATTGGCCTGGCCAAGGTGACGGACACCGACCAGTTGATTGGTGGTCAGATCGCCATCAAGCTGGAAGTGAAAGAGGATGCGCAGTACGGTGCCAGCAACGAGGTCAAGGCCTTTAAATCGGTCTCTGGAAGCGTTGCACCTGCTGCTAGTGTGCCAGTTATGGCTGCACAAGCTGCAACGGCCAAAGCCGCACCACCTTGGGCTAAGAAGTAATTTTCGGGGGGATGCGTACTCCATGTTTCGGTACACGCAAAAAGACCGGGCTTAATGAGGCAAGTCCCCCCACCTTTTAGGAGAATCCCATGAAAATTCCAGAAGTAGAAACCAACAATATCCAGGCGCTGATTGATAAGCACCACGAGGCGCAGGCCGAGGTGCCGCGTCCGCATCTGGGTGCCAGTACGCTGGGCCATGCTTGTGACCGCTGGCTGTGGCTGTCGTTCCGCTGGGCTGTGCAGCCGACCTTCCCTGGCCGCATCCTGCGCCTGTTCCGTCGAGGCCACCAAGAGGAGCCAAACATTATCAGCGACCTGCGGGCTATCGGCATGGACGTGCGGCAAACCACAAGCCAGCACCGGGTGGACTTTGGTGGCCACGTTTCTGGCAGCCTAGACGCCATCATTGATAGCGGAGTGCCGGGTGCACCAAAGACCAAACATGTTGCCGAGTTCAAGACGCATTCCAAAAAGTCGTTTGATTTGCTGGTGAAGGATGGCGTCGAGAAGTCGAAGCCTGAGCATTTTGTGCAGATGCAGGCCTATATGGCCGGGACTGGTTTGGACCGGGCGCTGTACCTGGCTGTATGCAAGGATGACGATCGCATTCACACCGAGCGGATTAAGCTGGACAAAGAGGTGGCAGGCAAAGCGATTGCCCGCGGCCACCGCATTGCGTTAACCGACCGGATGCCTGAGCCCTTGAGCGCCGATGCAAGCTGGTATCAATGCAAATTCTGCGACGGCCACGACCAATGCTTTGGGAGCAAAACCACCAAACACGTCAACTGCCGAACCTGCGCGATGGCCACGCCATTGTCTGATTCCACCTGGCACTGCGCGAAATGGGACGACGTGATACCGCTGGACGCCCAGCGCACGGGATGCGAAGGCCACGTCCTGCACCCTGATCTGGTGCCGTGGAAGCGCAAAGACGGGCCGGATGCGTTTACCGCTGTCTATGAAATTAACGGCGTGACCGTGGCCAACGGCGACCCCGAGATTGAAGGCGTGTTCAGCTCGCGCGAACTGCTGGCCAATGCACCTGCCTGCGGTAGCGGTAACCCATTGATTACTGAAATGCGCCGCGACTTTGGTGCAAGGGTGGTTGCATGAGCTGTTACAATGATAACATTCTCACCAAGCAAGGAAATTAGCATTATGGGCAAACCAATAGTCAACATGATCGGATTCAAGTCTTACAGATGGACTGTTGTTTCGGAGGCTTCAAGACCAGAAAATGCAAAACAAACTGGCAAATTTTGGAACTGTATTTGTGAATGTGGAACAGAGCGAGTTGTTTATGGCGTAACTGTTAGAAGTGCAAGCAGTAAGTCGTGCGGCTGTCTAAGGTCTGAGACTAGCTTTGTACATATGAAAGAAATGCGCCTTCAACAAGCTGGAACTATTGAAGAACGATTTTTTTCTCGTTTTGTAAAACTTGATAACGGGTGCTGGCAGTGGAGAGCGCATACAGATAAAGACGGATATGGCGTGCTACCTGGTGATCGTAAAAACACAAGAGCTCATCGACTTTCTTATGAGATTCATAACGGGCCAATTCCTGATGGACTGATTGTTTGTCATCACTGCGATAACCCTGGCTGTGTCAATCCAGACCATTTGTTTGTTGGCACAACGAAAGACAATGCGCAGGACGCTTTAAAAAAAAGACGCCATTATGTTGGTGAAAAAAATGGACGCTCTAAGTTGACGGAAGAAAACGTCAAAGAGATATTGCATTCAAATCTGAATGGCCAGCAACTGGCAAATAAGTTTGATGTCACAAGGCACACAGTCAATAATGTAAGACGGGGCAAAACATGGCAAAAATAGAACTGAGAGAGTATCAGTCGCGAGCCTTGTCGATGCTTTACGAGTGGATGGAAAAAAATACGGGTCATCCTTGCGTTGTGTTGCCAACCGGGAGCGGTAAAAGCATTGTTATTGCTGAACTATGTAAGCAAGCAATCACAGAATGGCCAGAAACGCATATCGTAATGCTAACGCGCAGCGTTGAACTTATCAATCAAAACGCCGAGAAACTTAGGACGATTTGGCCTGGCGCCCCTATGGGTATCTATTCTGCAAGCGCAGGCAAAAAACAACTTGGTGAGCCGATCACCATTGGCGGCCCTCTTTCAATTGTTCGCGTTACAAAAAAAATCGGGCATTGCGATCTTTTGCTAGTTGATGAAGCACACGATATTTCACACAAAGATGAAGGAAGTTATCGAAAGATCATCAACGATCTGATGATTATAAATCCATCAATGCGCGTGATTGGTTTTACGGCTAGTCCATTTCGTCTTGGTCACGGAATGATTACGGACAAACCAGCAATATTTGATGATTTACTTGATCCAGTCAGCATTGAAGAACTTATTTTTAAAGGCTACTTAGCGACATTACGAAGCAAGCAGACTAGCTTCAAATTTGATACAAGTGGCGTTCATAAGCGAGGCGGTGACTTTGTGGAGTCTGAGCTTCAGGCAGCAGTTGATACGTCAGACAATAACGAGGCCATGATTGATGAAGTCATCAAGCGATCTGATGGCCGCAAAAGCTGGATGTTTTTTGCAACTGGTGTGAAACACGCAGAGCATTTACGCGACATTCTTTTGAGTCGTGGCATACCTGCTGTTTCTGTGACTGGAGACATGGCCAAGAAGGATAGAGAGCAATCCATTGCTGATTTCAAATCCGGAAAAATCACTGCAATTACGCAAGTTGGTTGTTTGAATGTTGGATTTGATCATCCGGCTATTGACTTGCTAATCATGGCTAGACCAACCATGTCACCAGGTTTATATCTGCAACAAGCTGGCCGTGGCATGAGGCCGCACCCAGGCAAGGCCGACTGCCTGGTCTTGGACTTCGCTGGCGTAGTGGAGACGCATGGGCCCATCACTGCCGTGCAGCCGCCTAAGAAGGGAAGTTCAGGCGATGGCGAGGCGCCGATAAAGGTTTGCGACGAGTGCGGGGAGCTGGTGCATATCTCTGCGATGGTCTGCCCGGCCTGCGGTGCTTTGTTTCCTGAGCCGGTCAAGAAGTCGATGGTTTTGCGAAACGACGACATCATGGGCATGGAAGGCACGGATATGGAGGTGACGAGTTGGAATTGGCGCAAGCACACCAGCAAGGCCAGTGGCAAGGATATGCTTGCCGTGACGTATTACGGGAGCCTGAGCGATGCGCCGATTACGGAATATCTGCCGATTGCCCACGATGGATATGCGGGCCAGCGGGCAATGGGTCAATTGTTGAGCTTGGCCACCAGCGCCAGCATTGCGCCTGGCGGGTTGAACGTGGTAACGATGGACGAGATGGCCGCCAACATGAACGAAGCCACGCCGCCGAAGTTCATTGAGTTCCGCAAGGATGGTAAATTTTTTAGAGTAATGAAAAGGAGCTGGGAATGAGACACGCCGAACCTGAATTGATAAAGGACTACAAGCGCTTGATTGCCTTCGGGCCACCGATGTGCTGCCATACCTGCGAGTTTTACGACGTGAATGGAACGTGCGTCGTGTTCTTTATGGAGCCGCCCGAGGATTTCGCAGCCACGCCAAGCGCCTGCCCAGAGTGGGAAGGAGAGGTGCCGTTTTGAATAAGCAAGAACAACTTAAATTTGACCGCCTAGAGCGAATGCTTGAGGCTGAAAAAGAACGCTCCGAAAAGGCTTGGAGCGGGTATCGTGATGCGTTGTATGAACTGGTCGATTTGAAAATAAAAATTGAACAAATTGAGAAAGTGATAAATGGCAACGAACAAAATACCCTCTGAGCATTACGAGCAGGCGCTGGTAGTGCAGTGGTTTCGCCGCACTTACCCTGGGGTCCTGATCCACTCAATCCCCAACGGCGGGGCGCGGAGCATGGCCACTGCGGTGGCCCTCAAGGTGGAAGGCACTGTGGCCGGTATCCCCGATCTGTTCGTGCCTGCCTGGCGCCTGTGGATCGAAATGAAACGGGTAAAGGGTGGAAGCCTGAGCCCTGACCAGAAAAGCATCATTGCGTATCTTGAAAGTGTGAATTACTGCTGTATAGTGGGGAAAGGTGCTGAGGATGCGAAAGCAAAGATCGGCGCTTTTTTTGACGAACACAAAGGAAATTTATGAACGAGAAGATCAAAGACCGCTACATGACGGTGCGCTTGCCTGCGGACGTGGAAATGTTGCTGCGCAAGCACGCGCAGGAATCGACGCGCACGCTGGCCGCGCAAATTCTGCATTACGTGAAGCTGGGGCTGTCGAGTGAGCCGCAAGCAAAGTAAGCGCCGGGCGATTGCCCGACCGAAGTACTACACCATCATGGACGAGCTGATGGCCAGTTCGACCGAGCCGTTGCCGCTGGACTATCGTCGCCACCAGCTAACTCGGATGTATGAGGGTCTGCACGCGATGGAGACCGCGCCAGCGCCAACCACGGACGACTGGCGGGTGGTAAGCGACGCTGTGAACCTGATGGAAACGCTGATTAAAGACATGGCGATCTGCGAGGACGATAGTGGCCTGCTGGTGGACGCGATTACGGCCCTTGCGCTGGCCGGGCGCCGTAACCTGGCCGGTGGTGCTATTCGCATGGACGGGGCTGGAATACAGGCCGTTCGGGCCATCCTGAGCGACTATTCCGACCTTCTGGATGTGCTGCCTGCGCGCACCATGATTCGCTGCCACCGCCTGACCGAAAAGCGCCTTCATGAACTGATGGACGGCAAGCGCAGGCCGCACGATGTAGAAGTAACGTCGATCTAAGGGTTTATCCCTATAAAATAAGTGTTAGATTGTGGGAAGTTGTGTTATAGTTGACCCATCAACAACGCAACGGAGTAAACAAAATGACATCACCTACCACCCCAGCAGTCAAGCAAACAGTCGCCGCCATGATTAACGAACTCGGCATGCTTCGCAAGCTCGTATCCCTAGACAACCAGCCAATTGAATTGCTGCAAATACGCCAGTTGCTGCGCGAGCTAGACGCCAAATTGTCTGAGTAAACCCATCCCGCACACCCACAAAGGAGAATCACATGAAGCCCTCACACTACATCACGCCTCGCAATTACGCCGACTGTACCTGGGTGCAGGGCTATGGCCGCAAGGCCTCTGTCTGGCCTAGCTATGCCCTGGCCTTTGCTATTGGCGTTGGCCTGGCTGCACTGTTGGTTGCATGGTGGTCATCGTGAACTGCTGCGACGAGTACGGCAACTGCACCCAGGGGCGTGATTGCCCGATTCGTAAAACACGCGCGCTAGATCGCAATCTGTTCTGGGACGTGATGGAGGGGTTGGTAACGCTGGCGACTGTTGTCGGTGTCATTGCTGGCATGTGCTTTATGTTTGGATATATCTGGTATCGGGTGACACCATGAAACTACAAGCCGGAAACCCAAACCTAATGCGGGTCAACAAAGAAGTAAGCCTTGGCGCCTTTGCAAACACACTAGGCGATTTGGCCTCCAAGAAGAAGCACCGACCCTCGTCTGTCTACGTTCCAGTCGAGCGTGATCCTGACCTTGTGCCTGCGCCAGCACTGAGCATCTGGGAACGTGATTCGTATGTGCCAAAGAACCTGACGCCCATGCGCCCCGGTGCCGATGACCATTTGAAGTTCAAGAGCGTGGGGAATCTGACATGAGCATTTGGCTACTATTATTTTTCGCGCTCATAACCGCAGATCTTGTTTTAGCCGCAGGTTACGTGTTGTATGTGTTTTATGCACTTCACAAGGGGAATCTGACATGAAAAAGTGCATCAAATGCGGCAGCCATGCCTTTAACTTGTATGCCGAGGGGATCGACCAAGGTGGGTTTTGTGATGTGCATTACTGGCAAGGCAGAGCGCACAGAGCAGAAGCACAGCCAGAGCAGGAGCCTGTGGCGTGGGAGCAGTTTTATCCTGACATTGGCAAACCACAACTAGAGCAGGAGCCGTCCATAACCAAAGAAGCAAGAGGCACATTGATATTGCACTCAGGATGGGATGACCTGCCTGATGGCACAAAGTTCTACATTACCCCACCAAAGCGCCCGTGGGTAGGGCTGACGGAGGATGAATACGATGAAATTTGGCGCATGGACTTGAACAACAAAGACATCATGGACAAGACAATTGCCAAACTCAAGGAGAAAAACGCGCCATGAACAACGAAATGAAACGAATCATGGAAGCACTGATGCTGATCTACGGCAGAGACTTGCAAGCCGCAACGATCACGGTGCTACTCAAGGATGGCGACACTGCGGTGCGCTTTCTATCCTCAACCTTTCCTCAAGTGGAGACAGAAGAATGAACACCTGCCCAAACTGCGGAATGGTTAAAGGGATGCACGCCAGCATATTGCCGGGATGCAAGTGCCCGTGGACACCACAAGAGACCGACTGCTATGGCGATGGCAACGTATATCGTGGAGTTAGAAGCAAAGATAGCTTTAATCCTGACTGGAACACCGAAGCCGTGCTGGTAGAGGAGATGCAACGCATTGCAAAGCGCATTGAGGACTTGGAAGCAATGCTGACAGCTCAAACAGCCCGCATCGTTGACTTGCAGACACATATTGAAAACCTTGAAGGAGAAGAATGATGAGAAAAAGCCTACATCTAAACGCTGAGTTCTTTCCACGCAAGTGGCCTTGCTTTGCTGTTGGGTTTTTTAGCGGAGGCAATGAGTTTGCATTGCACCTGTACGTTGTGTGCTTCCATATTCGCTGGGGGTATTGACATGAACGAACGAGACAAAGAGCTTGCAAAGCAGGCTTGGACAGAAAACGACTGGGATGGGCATATAGACATACCCAAGCTCATCCAACTTGTCCGCGCCGACGAGCGTGAGGCGCTTAAGGAAGAAAATTGGACGGTCATTATGCGTGAGGGGAGTTTGGTTACATGGTTCGATGCGGAAGAACTTGGAGAGCGCGTTCGCGCAGTAATCAAAGCAAGGTGAAGACATGACCGACTACCTAGCCGGGGGCGCTGAGTTCATGTACCCACACGCTGGCGATCAGCCTGCCCCTGAGAATGTGAAGTTGCTGCTGCTTACCCGTGGCGGCGTCTGCACCACTGGCCACTGGCACCGCGACTGGTGCATTGGATGGCTACCGCTACCAAAACGCAATCAAACAAAAGAGGATAAATTCAAATGCTAAACGACCTGCAAAAGCAAAAACTGCAAGACTTGGTTTCTTTGCCTAATGGCCTGGTCCGGGATTATGGCCAGCCGAATGAGCGCCTGGATATGTACATTCAGCAGCTTAAGGATACATTTCCTGAGCACTTTCACAGCACCAACACGCTCAAAGAACGGGTCTTTATGGATGAGCCGAAGTCAGCTGTACTGTGCAAGCGTTACGTTCGCCTGCGAGCGCAATCACCTATCAATATCGTTCCGGTCTAAACGAATGCCCGCGTTGATTGTTTGTCAATGATGAGCGCTTGGCGCCGGGGGAAGTTGCCTACGTCGCTTGGGATGCTGATATGCGTCCAGGCGTCAAACTCACGGATGATCTGATCGAATGGAAGCTGCGCCAGCAGGATGGCACGCACCACTGCGTCGGGCGTCATGCCTGGCACTCTAATATCGGCTGCGCAACCTTTGCGGTGCTGGCTGCTGTCCTTGCTGCCCACGGCGTCGTTGACTGCCTTAGATCGGAAGGCGCTGTTCACCATGATGGGCTTGCCGCCCAACGTAGTCTTTACGATCTCCAAAAACTCGGCCAGGCGCAGCAGATTGGCTCGCTCTACTTCGTTGGGCGTGTTGTCCAGCGTCCGGTGGTCGGTATGCGTCAGTTCGGCAAGGGTGAAGTGAGGCGTCATTTCTTGCTTCTCATGTCGGCCAGTTTCTCAACTGTGCGGCCACCAAAATATGCCAAGAAGATGATCTGTCCCCACTGGCCGAGAAGCTGCACATAGGATTCTTGCGCGTTGTAGCCGAAGGCTGACATCATCGTGAACAAAAAGAAGGCCACAAAGATGGCTATAAGAGCCATTGGGCGGATGTTCTTTGATAGCCAAGAGTCTGACCCCATGTCGGCCTGCCAGCGGTCTGTGATGGCCGTCTGCTCGACCTCGTAGAGCTTGGTGTCGTTGGCCATCTTGGCCAGCTCGCCGTCTTGGGCCATCTTGGCCAAGTCCATCTGGGCTTTGGCTTTGGCCTCTGGGTCTGGAATGAGTTTGTCGATCAGCTTGTTGCCGATGCCAAGGATTGAGTCAAGTAGCATGATTATCTCCGCATGAAGTCCACGTATTGCATTGTTCCCCAGGCCACCAGCGTAATCACACCGGCAGCAGCCACGGCAAGGAGCACCAGCTCGATGACTTCCTCGACTTCTTTGGCGCGCTTGGCTTTGGCGTTGTTCATCTCGATCTCCTCGGCTTTGTTGCGTGCCACGATGGCATTGCGCTCACGCAGGAAGTCCATCCAGAGATTGGTCTTGCCACGGCGCATGAAGGAGATTTTTATCTCCTCCTCGACCTGTTGCATTTCCTCGGCCAATTGGATGATCTGCATGGCCTCCGAGTTGGCTGACTGAAATGGTTTCTTGGGCGGGTTTGCCCGCACCTTCATCACTGCATCTTTGGCGTCAAAGAATTGGTGAATCAGGGCGGACGCATCCTTACCCAAGGCAATGGCCTGCTTGACGCCTGCAATGGTTGCCCGTGCCGTAGCAATGACAGCCATTGTCTCGGCGATCATCAATGCTTCCAGATGTTGATGAAATAACCGACCACGACAGAAACACCGGAAACAACGGTCATGCCGAACCACAGGCCGCCTTTGCCCTTGTTGGCCAGGGCGAGCAGCTCTTCGACGTTACGCTCCATCTTGTCAACCTTCTTGTCCATGTCCTGGACTTTTTGCCAAAGTACGCCGTACTTGACCAGATCAATTTCGTTGCCTTCGGCCATAACGTCAGTCTCCAACATTTAGAGGCCTTGGCCTGGCGTGACGTAGACCGTGGTGGCAGATGAGGCCAGACCGCTGAAGAAGGTGTCTTTGTTGAAGCGCAGGATTTCAACTGCACCAGGCACCAGCACAATGGCTGCTGATGGCGTACCGGCCACCGGAGCCACAGCATTGGCCGCAGCGTTTGCTGCGCTGTCGCCAGTGCCCAAAAACACGGTCGTAGTGCCTGCGTTGATAAAGCGGTACTGGCCTGCGTTTTGCGGGTCAAACTTGGCATAGACGGGCGCCTGGATGCCGGTGGGTGCCGAGGTTGTAGCCGCCACCACAATGGTCTTGCCAAGGGGGGTAAATGCGATTTGTGAGTTCGTGGACATAATTTTTCCTTAGTTTTCTAAAAGAATTTCGTCGCCATTTTCTTGCAACAAAAAACCACCATCTTCAAGCAAAAGAACATTTTGTGTTGGACTTTGACTGGAAAGTGGAACGACTTTAGGGCGTGAATTAATCCAATTTATCACGCCACTTGTAATTGATGCTCTGACTGCTTTTAACATGATTGTCCTTATTTGTCAGCCAGTGCAGTAGTGGTCAGTTCACGCAGCACCAGCATCAGCACGGGCCACAGCATGATGATGTATGCCCGATAAGGTGCAGGCAGCAACTGTCCAATGAAGCCGCTATTAGCCTCAATGACAGTCAGCAACGCACCAACGATAGCTATCCAGTAGGTCTTGGACTTTAGGCGCTGGACGATGGCATTCATGCTGTCATCCAAGGCAGAGCAGGTTCAGCAGCCACTTGTGCTAATTGACGAGTGATCTGTCCAGCTACTTGAGCTTCACCCTCGTCTTTGACAGTAGGGAAGCACCAAGCAAGCACTTGTGCCTCGGTAAGCTGGTCGTAAGGGATAAACAAATCCCCACGGGCAAGAGTGCGAGTGTATGCAGCAGAGGCTGTGTTGTCGCCATCAGTAGCGGTGACTGTCAGATCAACCTTGACAACTAGATTGTCTTCAGCGACTGTGACTTTGTTAACTGACCATTTGAATTCCATGATTGTTCCTTGTTAAACAAAATAAGTCGCTGAAAATGTAATTGTTGCAGTTGCAGCAATTGCGCCAGCAGATGTCACGTTTGTAGTTGTGCAAATAACAGATGCAAATGCAGTATTGGCTTCATTGGTGGCTGAACCATGACCGGCTGTTCCTGCCGTAAATGGAAGATTGCTAGTAATAACACCAGCAGCCGTAACAGCTACACTTGTTGCGCCAGTAACAGTTCCACTAATTGTTACGCTGCGCCCAATGCGGGTATATTTACCAGTTGAGCTAAATGCGCCAACAAGAGTCAGGCCAGCACCTTGAGCAGGAGTCCATGTACCCTCCTCATACCAGTTCAGCAATTGACTCGTCATTCCCGCTGCTGGGGTATTGGCGGTGAAATTGATGCCTTTGGCTGCGGTGGCTGGAACAAAGTTACCTGCCCTATTAGTAAAATCACCAGCAGCACCTAACGTAATTCTTTCATCGTAGCTAGTGCCATTCCAATGCTGAAGCGCCCAATCTCCGTCAGCTATTTCTCGCAAAGCAAAACGCCACTGGTTTGATGTAGCCCCAGAACTAGGGGCATTTGTTGCATACAGCACCACGCGACCATTAACTTGCCCAAACTGCGAAAAGTCTGATCCGCTAGAAGTTTTTACAGACGAGGGGGCTATCGCAATTGCTGTTGTAACATCCAAAACAGTAGTTTTAACGGTAGTGCCACTTTGCACAATTGGTAAAACTTCAGTTCCCGCTAAAGGTGTTGATGCGGGTGTTAGTGCGGAAATTTTTTTATCAGCCATTTTTGATCCTTTTTAATATCCAATAAGTTCATATTCAAGTCGAACGGCATCTGATAATGCAATAGTGTTTAACGAACCACCGCTATTTTGATACACATATATTGTGTATAAATCCAATGAGCCTGTTGTTGCAGTTGAATAAAACGAGGTGCTTCCGCTAACAGCCATGTTTGTCGTTGCGCCAGCAGATTGATAATCCAACGTATCAACACTCACCCCATTTTTATAAAGTGCTAAACCAACACTTGTTCCATCGGGAACAGCGTTTAGCCGAACAAATGCTGTCACCCGGTAATATCCTGCAACTTCTGGACGATATTGGCTTGCAGCGCCAGCAGTTATGTACCAAGAATCAGTATCAAAAACCGAGGTTACTGCTTCAACTTTTGTCCATGTGGTATTTGGGATAGATTGTTGGGTAGATGCAAGGTATTTAACAGCACCTATTTTCCCGTTTGCTGGAGCAGGAAGTACAGAGTAAGCCCCAGAATTTGCATAAACCGCAATCGCGTAGGCATCAGAAAAATAAGGTTTAGATTGAGATACTTTATATCCTGCAACAGTTGCTTTAGCAGTCTCAAAAAACCCAATACTATTTCCAAAAAATGAGCATTTTTCAGCACCTGAGCCACCAAAAAACCCAAGGCAGTCAGGCGTAAATGCTACACCATTAGAGTAAGTACCAACATTGCCGATAACAGTGTTACCAGAAACAATACCGCCTTCAAGGATATTTGATCCATCTGGAACTTGGATATACCACCCAAGGCCGATAGCGGATTGGCTGGCAGGACCATTAGATACGCGCTCAAACTTATTATTGGTGATTGAAAAGCCCGTTACTGCGGCGCCCATGTAGATAGCACACGATGGCATATGTTCAAACCAAGTGTTATCTATAAGTTGCCCTTGCCCAGAGTCAATACGAATGCCAGCTATATTAAAATACCCAGTGCCAGCTACACCAAAATTAATTCCTGCAATAGTGGATACTGCGGTTGAAACACTACTCCAAACAAAATAGCAATCCTTGACAGTTAGGTAATTTCCATCAATTTGGTAAATTGGGGCATTAATTGAGCAGTTTGTAAATGTTGCTAATTGCGCTTTGTCTATAAACGTATACGACAGACTGTTACCAAACACGCAATTTTCAAATCTGTTATTGGTTGAAAAATCAGTTCCGCTGGGGTTTCCAAAAAAAACACCGGAGCATTTTGTAGTGGAATCAAAACGTATTCCATAAACAGTTACTCCATCATTTCCAATGGGTAGAGATATGACAGATATTGCTGATGCGCTTATTAAATGTGTTGCTTCTAGGTCGTCTGCAATCATTTCAGCATAGCGCGGCAGGGTTAGTGAGGCTGACAGGTAATAATACCCAGATGGTACTGTTATTCTATTTGATGCTGCAAACGCAGCCTGAAAAGCCGAAAGGTTGTCAGTTGGTGCGGGATTGATGGAACCATTAACGATGTAATTACCCACAGCACCAAAGTCCTTGACACTCACGGACTCACGCAACTTAGTCTGCACCGTAGTTGCTACGGCTCCTGTGCCTGCTGGGTCATAAACAATTCCTGAAGCGTTTGAGCTGATGCCTGAACCATCTGGAAAGTTATAGACCATTGAGCCCTTGCTGTCCTGCACCAAGATGCTGAAGTTCACGCCATCAATATAGACTTGGGCCGGTGTTCCTGCGCGTGAGACGTAGCCATTGAGGGTGCGCAAAGGCTGAGGAGCAACGATGGTCAGGGCAGCGTCGTAGTAGGCCACGACTGGGTTTGTCTGGGGATTGAGGTTGGGCTCACCAATCCAGATGTAACCGTTTTCCAGAGGTTGTCCATCACGGCCTTGGAAGACTGGGAATGGAACTTGAATCGAGAGTGCGGACATTTATGGGGTCTCCTGGATGGTGGATTGTGGCTCAAGGCGGGGCAATTGGCAATGCGTTGAGGGCATCGTTAATCTTGGCCTTGGTGCGACCTTCTTGTCGCATTTTAATGATCTGGCGAATGCCGGATGCTATGGGCAATGGAAGGCCTGTAAGCGCTCCTGTTGCGCCTGCCTCTGCCATGGCCGCCAAGAGTGTCCCTGCTGTGCCTGAGCTGTTGACAAGCGTTCCTGGCGGCACTGTGGCCACATAGCGCACGGTGTCGTTTAGATCGCGCACGATGGCTGCATTTTGCTTGCCGAGAATAACGTCAAGCCTGCCGTTTGCGTCCAGCGCTTTGACAGCCTGGTGCAGTTTGGCAGGGGATACCAGTGGTCGGTCGCTGGAGTCCATGCCCATGCCCTTCGTTGCCTCGTCGCGCAGATTGCGCACGGTGGCGCCTTGCAGTTCTTTCCACGCCTGCTGGCCATCTGGCCCACTAGTTTGGAGAACACGTTTCAAGAACGTGATTTCCTCGGGTGACGAGTTCAGGATGGATTTGCGAAAAACCTGGTCGGCTGCGACCTGTGGGTCTTCCATGCCTTTGCGGTTCTTGATGAGCCTGGCGACGATGGCGCGATTCTCAAACTTTCGGGCTTGCTCGATGCGGGTCTGACGGGCCTTCTTGTAAAGGTCGCCGCCCATGCCTTCGGTTTCCACGTCAAATACCCGGCGCAATGCGCCACCATGAAACTGATCTGCACCTTCAAAGCCTGCGCGCTGAAAGGTTTTGCGTAAATTTTCCGCTTGCAGCAGGGTGACCGGCTGGGCGATAAGGTTTCCGTTTTCATCTGGCAATGCTGCGCCAACTGCGACGGCTTTGGCGCGTGCTGCCTTGAGCACCGGAGCCAGATCGCCCTCTGGGATGTTCTCGTTGATGTAGTCCACCACCGATGTGAGGGTGACATTGTTTTCCAGCTCGCCAGCTTTTTCGGCTGCTTTGTAGGCGCTGCGGGTTTTGTTCTTGGCTGCTGTAAGGCCTTCGGTCAAGGTTTTAACGACCGCGCCGCCGGTGCTGGATAAATCCGAAAGCTGGGCGTCGGTCATTTCGACCAGGGCGTCAAAGTTCTGCAAGGCTTGCAGGTTGTTTTCCTCTGCGCGCTGGCGCAGGGGGCCGCCCAGATCGCTTTTGATCTGCTCTTTCTCAAAGGCCAGTTGCTGTGCTTCGCGGGTGGCCGCGCCTTTGGTTAGCGTGACCGGTACGGGCAAGCCTTCGGCGGTGGTGACACGTCGCAAAGCCTCTGGGGTGGCTGCTGCGCCGCCTGAAATACGCCCACCGACTGCTGCGGCTGGGGTAGGTGCCACTTCCATGCCCAAGGTCTCGCGCACGGCTGTTGTGGCCATCTGGATGGGCTTGGCAATGGCCTGGCCTGTTGCCCGTGCCGCTTGCTGGGTTGCTGCTCGCCCGATCTGGCCTGCTGCGCCTACGGTGGGGGCTACGGTGCGTGCGGCTTGCATGAGCGCTCCAGGGGCTGCGATTGCAGGCAAAACAGGTGGCAGCACATTGGCCAAGACTTGGCCCACGGCTTGCACTTGCTCTTGACCGGCCTGCGTGCGCGGCTGGTAGGTGAGTGCCTGGGCGCCTTTGGCTGCGGATGCTTCTACGGCGCGCACTGCCTCTGGCGTGCCAAAGTCGCCGGAGAGGATTTGTTGGGCCAAACCTGTGCCTGCGCCGTAAATGGTTCCGACCAGTCCACCAGTTGCGCCTGTTCCCAGCGCTAAGGCGGTCTCACCGGCGCCGACGAGCTGCTGGCCGAGTGTTGGCTCGGGTGCGGGTGCCTGGGGCTGTGCTGCTTGTGTTTCCTCTGACTTGGCGAGCTGGTAGGCCTGCGCCACGGTGTCGAATTCAGGCGTTCCGCGCTTGGCTGAATTCTTGACAATCCAGGCTGCGTATTCGTCGGCTGTTGCCATTTAGCGACCTCCGCTCAGGATTGCGTCAGCTTGCGCGCGGACGTTTACCGCTGGCGCTGCTGCTGGCGTTCCGGTGGTTGGGATTTTCGCCATAGTTTCCATTTGGTCGGGTGAGCGATAGCGTTTTGATACGTCAGACACGACGCGCGCATTGAAGTCGTTGAATGTCTCTCCTGGCTTAACTGTGTAGTCGCCTGCAATGAATGTCTTGCCTGCACGGGTCAATGCGCCATTGTTTTGTGCGAGCCAGTCGGTTTTTGCATTGTTGGAGGCTGCGTCAATTTCTTGCAGCTTGGCCATCCCGCGCAAGAAGGATGCAATGCTTTTCGAGTTGGCGGTGTCCTCTGGAAAACCTTTCAAAGCCAGTGCAATGTCTTTGTCTGTGGCTGGGCCTGGTGGCAAAGATTTGATACCTGCTTGATTGCGCAGGCGTGTGTACTCTTGACGCAATCCGGTCTCGTAGCCTTCAGCGCCAATAGTTTTCTTGGCAAATTCTCCGAGTCGTGATGCTGCGCCATATCCACCAAGGTCTTCAATACGCTTGGCCAGATCGTTCATTTGGTTTGCGGATTGCTTGGACGTGGCCGCCAGTGTTGCCGCCTCGTTGATGAGCTTGCGGGAATCGGCTGGAATTTCATTCAGTTTGTTTTGAATGGTCGCCATTTTTTCCGCAACATTGGCAATTGTGGTTTGCTGCTCTAAGCCCAAACGCGCAGAACGATCACTGATCTGGCTTCTCAGGTTCTTGACGTTCCAGCCTTTTTCCTCCAAACCAGCAAGCTGCACTCGTTCCGCATATTGCGCATCTACTTTTGCTTTGTCGGCTTGTGCTTTTGCCAGATCGCGGTTTGCATTTTCCACTTCTTGCGCAGTGTTGGCCTTGGCCAAAGCTGATTTAGCCGCGGATTCAGCAGCGTCAGCGTCGGCTAATGCCTTGCGCAACTTAGCTGGCGCTTCTACGGCTGTTCTTGCTTCTCCTGAAAGTTTATTTGCAGCTTCAATTAATTTGTCACCACCAGGCATTTGAACAAGATTATTTCCGAAGAAAATTTCTCCAGCTTTGGGGTCTGTCTTGGAAACATCTCGCATGGTTTCTAAAAACTTTGCACCTGCTTCATCTCCAGCGTTGCGCTTGCCTTCGATCTGTTGATCCATTAATTGGATTGCAATTTCTGGCTTACCTGCTTTGAATGCTGAAAATACTTGTCCACCTTGTTGCAGTGCTGCATTCTGACGCTCGCCTGACAACATTTCAAAACTTTTACGCACAGCATCCGACTGGTCTTTTGGCAGCAACATGGAAAGGTTGGCATAGTCGGCAGCAGTTGCATTTGGTTGGCGCAACTTAGCTAAACTGTCTTGGATTAGCTTTTGTTGTGCCACTTGTTGCGTTTGCTGCTCTTGCTTTAAGCCAGCTTCTCGAATAGTTGCACCAGTCTGGAAAGCGCCCAAGAAGGCTTGTGTTGGGTCAGCGATTTGAACGCCGTAGTCAATGGGTGCTGGCATCAAAATTTCCCCAATTTAATTAAAGTACCAAGCGGATCAGTTGAAGCGTTTGCTTGACTTAGCATTGATTGTGTCACTCCAGAACTGCCAAAACTGCCACCAAGTCCGCTATAAATTCCGAGTCCTCCAGCAATTCCTCCTGGTATTGCACCAAACGCTTTTGCCTGACCAATATCACCACCTGCAATAGCTGCGCCTTGTTGGCCTAGTAGGTTAGACACATTTGCTCCGGTTTGCATCCCAGCAGAGCCAACACCGGCTGCGGATTGTTGGCCGAGCGAGGTCATTCCGCCAAGACGCCCATATTGCTGCTCGATAAGGCTGGACAGGAGCTGCGGCCTGAACTGGGCCAGTGCGCCTTGGATGTTGCCGCCGCGTAGGCCGCCCGTGGCCGATGCGCGTTGCAGCATTGCCTCTTCGCCTTGCTGGGATAGGGCTTTAAAGGTTTCACCCCCACGGATGCGCTCAATGGCTGCTTGTTCGGCCTCTGGGCCTTGGAGCCCTAAGAATGCCTGCTGCTGTTTAAGCGCTTCCGGGCCTGCTTGGACGTAAGGCTCAAGCAATTTTTGCACTGCATCAAACTGGCGACGCTGCTCGTCAATGCCTGTTTGGGCTGCACCTGCTTGCGCTTCTGATGCAGATTTTGCTGCCTCGCCTTGCATGTAGCCAGATACAAGAGTTGCTCCACCAACTGCAAGTCCAGCGATTGCTGCGCCTGATAATCCGAATGTCATTTTGATTTCTCCAATTGCGCTGTCTGTGCAGTTTCAAGAGCTGGCGCTGGCGCTGGAATGGTGAACATGTCCCACAGCGCTTGCGGTTCCTGTTCGTTGGTTGGGTTTGCGTGAAAAGTGGTCACTTCAACGTCAGTCAAAGTGATGCCAGCACGCTTGGTGCCGATCTTGGAAACGCTCATATCGCCTGGGCCAATGGTGCGGGGGCCGCTGTCTGTGCTAACGATCAGCTCGCCCTTGCGAACCAAGAAAAAAGATTCTTCTTTGTGGATGGCGCCAGTCAGAACGGTGCCTGCTGGGATGTGCATGGTGCGAGCGTATAGGCCATTGCAGAATGCGTGATCCACCGGCATGTCCACCTGTGGCAGCTTGAGCAGCTCGGCTTCCAGGCGATAGATTGGCATGTGCGCTGCTGGCACTTGCTTTTCAACTTCCTGAATCGTGACGTTGCTCATGTGGCACTCCTGTGAAGGGCAAGCCGCTGGCAGCTTTTGGAACTCAGCGGCTTGATTTTCTCACAAATTGGCATTTGGTCAATCCATCTCGCATTCGCGCTCTTCCTGCGCCTGGCAGGAGCGCAGGTCGTGGCAGATGAAGTCGAATTTGTCGCAGTAGCCACGGAATCCGGCGTCGGTGTCCCAGTCATTGCGGGGGATGCGCTCCATCTTGGCTTGGGTCATGGTGCTGTTGTCGTAATACTCGCAGTTTGAGCAGCGACGGCGACGGGCCTCTTTCTCGTCCACTTGCATGGCTTTGCCGAGCGCAACCCAGTAGACCTTGTTTGCTGTGGGCTCGTTGCTGGGCTTCTCGGGGCCGAGCATCCAGTCGTCGATCACGATCTGGGTGTTCTTTTTGTTCTCAGCTGCGGTAATGAATTCCTCCTCCATTGGCAGGCCAACAAAACCCTTGGGCATCATCATAAATTTGTCCATGCTGTTCTCCTTTAAGTTATTTCTCGTCCTGAAGCTCTGATTGTTAAAGCACCAGCAGAGCTTGCAATTGTTGATATAACCCCTCCTGCTTCTAAAGCCTGCCCGACTAATTCAGGTGTGGTATAGCACTCGTCTGGCGAAATGCTGCGGGTATCGATTATCAGGTTGCTGGTGGCTACGCTGCCGCCGCCGGTGACCAGGTTGGCGCTGAATGTGACATTGCCCGCACTGGTGTTGGTGACGGTGAATTTATCAATGATGGTTTTGCAGTTCACGGCGGTGTACTGCACGGTATTGGTGGCCTCGGCCTGCTTGGCGGGGATTAAGACTTTGACGGTAACGGTCACTTTGTGCTCCTATTGTTCGGTTTGGGTGACGGCAAGAATAACGGCTGGGGCTGCTGGTGCAAAGGCGGTGGCCGCCACGGTGGCGATGCTGACGTTTGTGCTGTTGGCTGCGTACATCACCTCAATGAAGTCACCGGCCAGCAGGGATGCAACCTCGTTCAGCGTTACGACCAAGTAGCCGTTGTTCAGTGTAATGGACGCGACGCGGGCCGAGTTGGGGAGGTCAGTCGTTCCGTTCTTGCGCAGCCAGGCCCAGATGGACTTCTGCGACGAGTTGGTCGATGTGATCTGCACCGAGCAGGCGAGGTTATAGAGACCGGCCTGGGCGATGATGATTTGCGAAGTCGTGCCGCCGATGCTGACGCCGTTTGCAATCTCGGTATTGGTGAAGGTGAGCGCGTAAGCGGTATTTGTGGCCGCCGGGCTTTGGCTGTTGGTCTTGGTGAACTCGCCGTAATAAATCTGCTGCTCGATGGTTGGGCGCACAAAGATAACGCCGTCGGTAGTACCGACTTGAAGCACAGCGGCCACCGGAACCACGTTATTCGGCGCGGTGGGTTTGACGTTGGTAAACGCACCGGCCACGGTAGGCGAGGCATAAAGAATGTCGCCCAAGGTAAACGCGCTGGTGTCTACGTCGCGCACGAAGCCCCAAACGGTGCAATAGCCTTTGTCGCCTGAATCTGGCAGGTCGTGCGTCATCACGCCGACGATGTAGAGCGTGTTTGTAGCGCCGTTGGCTAGGTAGGGTGCCACTGATAGCGCGCTGTCCGGCACGGCCCCGGTAAAGCCCACCACGGTGCCATTTGGAATGGTGATTCCGGTGAAGTTAGCCACGCGGGCGTAAGTCTCTAGGCCGATCTGCTGCACCACGTCGTATTCCATGCCAAGGTCTACGGTCTGGTCTGCATCATTCCAGGCCATGCGCCGGATGCGGGAGACGTGTGGGGCTGCGCCGTTGAAGTCCAAGTAATCGGTAACGGTGGAATTGTTGTTCTCGATAACGGGCGCGGCTGCCAGCAGTTGGACCGCGTTGGCTATGCGGGTGAGCTGCGCCAGCGCGTCGTTTGCGGTGGCCTGGGCGCTGCCTGCCTCTAGCTTGGCCTCGTTTACTTCGTCGGGGATGTACTGCGCCTGATCTGCAACGGAAAAGAGCAGTTCGAACTGTCTGATCTGTTGCTGGTCGGTCAGAAACTGCGCGAGCTGATCGCGCGTTAGGTTTAGCTTGCGGGAATAGGGTGCGGTGGCCATTAGAACGCCAATGCTTCGATCTGGGCCTCAAGGCGGGCGAAAGATACATGCGCATCGCTATCGCCTTGGAATCGCTGGATACGCCAGTTGCGCATGTGGCCTTGCTGGAACCAGGCCAGGCGCTTGGCGGTGTTGCCTGTGGTGCCGACGGTGATGCTGCGGTTTTGGCTCCACGATTTGCCGTCCAGGCTGTAGCTGGTGCTGATCTGTGGGTTAGTGCCGATGGCCACGCTTCCGGTGAGGCTGACTAGCTCTAGGCGGTTGAAGATCGCGCCGTTGCCTTCGTTGTAGGTGATGATCGTGCCGAATTCCCAGCGCACTTGCTGGCCCCAGTGGTGGCCGGTGTCTTGCACGAAGTAGCCGATGGTGGTGGACTGTGGATCGCCGACGAGCCATTTGTCGTAGCACCAGACCATATTGCGGGCGCGAAATTGAGAAAAGCCGACGACGCTGGTGGTGAGGGTGAACCAGACTTGATCGCCCAAGGCCTCGGAAGCGGATGCGTCGTAAACGATAGTCCGGTCTGGCAGGTGGACGTATAGATGCTCGTGCGCCTTGTCGTTGCGTGCTTCGAGCTTGACCAGTGCGAGCTGTACCTCGGTGTAGTTCAGGAGCAGATTGTCGATCTCCTGCGTGCTGATCTTTTGTGCAGTTGCGGCTGCGCCGACGTAAATGCCGGGTGCCTCATTGCGGCCACCGCCCAAAAAGGCGATGCGCTCCAGGTAGACGCAGCAGCCTTGCGTTCCGATAGCGCCCTTTTGAATCTGCGCTCCGGCAATGCGCTCAAATGGGAAAAGGTCGCCGCCTATGTTGTCGAACACCTCGATGGTGTGCCGGTTCATGGCGTAGATTTCATTGCGCAGCTTGAGCAAGGCGACTACCGGGTCGGGGTCGATTTCTGAGGCGCCGTATTTGATCGGGTTAACCTGGGTCGGGTCGGTCAGCTCGGTAACGATCAGGCTGGTGCCGTCGGTGGTCATGAAGAAGCCGTCCACCCACACCACGTCGAGCACGATGCCAAGGTCTGGGTCGGTGACTTGCGTCAGGGTGGCCGCAATGGGATTCCAGTAGTACAGACGGCCACCGGAGGCGATGGCCAGCAAGTCGAAGCTGTAGTCCATTGTCACCAGTTGGGTGGTTGGGCCACCAACGTCGCCCAAGGTGGTAACGGTGCCGTCGCTGGCCACGCGGACTAGGCTGGTGCCCATGACGCGGTAGCAGATGCCGTTCCACTCAATGCCGCCACGGTCGATTCCTGGGCCGGTGCCGTTGGAGACTAGGCCATCGCCTGGGCGTAGGAATCCGTTGCTGATGCCGGACTGCTTTGGCACGGGAACCATGTTGACCGGGTAAGCGGTGCGCAGCTCTGGCGTGTTATCGGCGTAAATACCGTTCAAAATTTGAATTTGCATGGTTTACCACTTGACCTTGTTGGCCCAGAATGCTGCGCTCATCTTGCCTTTGGCAATGTTGTCAGCGTGCCGGGCTTTGAATGCTTCGTTGCGCTTGCTGCCTTCGGGTGAACCTTTGACGCCTTGCTGACCAAAACGGATAGTCTTGACCTCATCGCCAACTTTGGCCACGACTACGTGGCTTTTGGTTGGATGGCTCGGGGTGGCCTTGGGCTTGTTATAGCCCGAGACCCCAGCACGGGCAAGGCGTGTGTCTTTGGTGGCCATGGCTTAGACGTAACTTGGATACCACTTGCCGGTGCCGTAGTCGTAGGTCATGATTAGGGCTTTGTTGACCACAGATGTCCCGGCCAATGCGATGTTGCCTGCGGTTGTCCAGGTAAATGCACCTGTGGGGATCAGGGTGATGGAACCACCAGTCAAAAGCATGTTGCTTGGGACGGAGATAGTGTTAACTGTAGTGGTTCCACTGATAAAAGCAATAGCTTTTAAAGGAGTGATTGTGCTTCCGCTTGGAACGGTAGCCGCTACTGCACTGGTTGCGATTGTTCCAGGTAATGTGAGGCTACCGCTGAATGTAGCATCTGCCCCATTCCAGTAAGCGGCTACGTCGCCGTTACCGTTGCTAAGAACTACATAGCCGGTCGTGGCGGTACGAACGTCAAGCACGCCTGCGGTATAGCCGTCAAAGTTGCCAAGAATTACGTTGTTAGAGCCCGTCGTGATTTCAAAGCCGGATAGGTAGCCGATGCAAGTGTTTGTGTTTCCGGTGGTGGTGGCCAGTGCCGAGCCGCCGATTGCCGTATTGAATAGGCCACTGACGTTGAGGCGCAAAGTGCTGTCGCCAATGCTGACGTTTTGACGTGCCGTCGTGCGGGCTTGCTGCGAATCAAAACCGATGGCGACATTGGAAAAGCCGTCAATGTTTGCCTTGAGGGTGTTGGTTCCGATGGCAATGTTTTTTAAGCCGGTCGTATTGACCAGCAAGGCCGAATTGTTGATGGCCACGTTATTGGTGCCGGTCGTGTTGGCTGTCAATCCATCGCCCATCACCACGTTGGATGTGTTGACGCCTGAGCCACGGCCAACGACCAGGCCTTGCAACGTAGTCAGGCCTGGGGTAACTGTAAGGCTGGGAAGTACGGCGGCCGATAATTCTGCGCTGATGTTGTACCAAGAGTTTGTGGCCTGATAGAAACGCACCGTAATACCTGCGCCTTCTTCGAGTGAGGAAGGAAAGCCAAAGCCTGCGGCTGCACCATTGAGCGCCAAGGTGAAGGATTGGATTAGCTGCGTCGTGGTAATCAGGATTTGCGTTCCGTCTGGCACGCCGGTGTTCAATGGAAGCGTGATTGTGCCGCTGGCCAAGGCCGAGGCGGGTTGCAGCAGCATCCACTGCTGTTCACTGGTGGGCGTTGGCACGGTGATGTTGAAGCCGGTGCCTGGGGTGTATAGGTTGGTGGCGACGGTAGGCGCTGCGAAGGTCTGCTGAAAGTATTGCAGGAGCTGGTTAACCGAAACCTTACGGGCGTCGCCATTGTTGGGAACGTAGATCGGGAGTTGGTCTCCGCCGGAAACTTGGCTAAGGCCTGCGAGTTGATTGATGGTCGGCATGGGGGTTTGCTCCTTAATAGAATTCGAGGGGGCCGTCGCCACCGGCGAGGACTGGATCGACGGGTCGGCGTAGGAATGGGCTGTCGTAGTCGCGCCAGGCTTTGTTACCTGCGCCTGCTGGCATTGTGCCGGGCATTTGTTGCTGGTTAGGCATGGCCGCGATGGATAGAAGCGTGTTGTACGATTCTTTGGCCGTGGCCTTGGTGTCGGGCATGACCTGCTTGCCGTAGCTCGGGGCCAGCTTGATCGCCAGGTTTGTGTAAATCGCCTCGTTGGAGCGGTCGGGCACGTTGGTTTGCTCGTCCAGGTCGCTGTCCTGGGGGCTGGATGGCAGCGGGTAGCCAAGGCGGATGCCGAGGGCGTTCCATGCTGCGATCATGGTGTCCAGACGCCGCAGGGCGGACTGCATTTGCTCTGGGGTCAGGTCGAAGGCGTAGGAGGCAAGGCCAATCTCGTCGAATGCTTGCTCAATAAATTGGCGCTTTGTCCATCCCATGTCATTCTCCTGCGGTTGGCTCGGACAGTTTGTCCTGTATCAATTGTCCCAGCTTTTTGTCCTTTGTGCGACCGTCGAAGCGAATGCTGAGTTCGGTGGCCTTGGCCTCCAGCTCTGCGCGGGTGGGCGCTGCGTTGTCAAGGACTGGCTCGGGTGCAGGCGTAGGCGCAACTGCTGCGGCTGCTGCGGCTTGCTCGCGCAGCAGGCGGTGATTGATGCCGTCGATGGGCTTGGATGGCCTGCGCTTTTTGATCGGGTTTTTGTTCTTGCCGTATTTGGGCATCAAGATGTTGTCCTGCATCACTTGGCTTTCTTGGGTGCTTTGCTGGGCTTGCCTGCGGCTTTGGCTGCCTTGGTAGCCACGCTGAGTGCAATGGCCACGGACTGCTTTTGCGGCTTGCCGGATTTCATTTCTTTGGCAATGTTCTTGCCGATTGATCTGGCTGAGTAGCCTTGTTTCAGGGGCATGATTTTCTCCAGTTAAAAAGAAGGGGCCGAAGCCCCTTCCCTTTAGTTCACAGATTATTGATTAAAAAGTAGGATTCCGCTCATTTCCGGGTTCTTGTTAACCACGCCGAAGAGCGTGTCCATGCGGTACTTGATCGTCATGGTGTCGATGTCGTACCACTTCTGCATCACCAGCTCGATGCCCTGGTCGGTGCTTGCGCGCATCACTGCGGTGCCAGCGTCCGAAGGCACGGCGTAACGGCCGGGCAAGATTTCCAACGAATCACGCTGCCAGAACACGTTGACGGCCGAGGCGTTTTCGTTCAGCCAGACGATTGCAGCAGCGTCGGCAGCGATAGCCACGTCCACGTTTTTGTACTGCAATTGGGCGTCGGTTGGGCCTGTGCCACCAATGGTTTGAGCACCGATGATCGGGGGAGTAATCACCAGGCTAGTGCCACCGGCTGGGACGCTCACGACACGGAAGGTCTTGAGCTGGCCTGTGGATTGCTTGGTGATGTGGTGCACTGCGTAGACTTCAGCGATTGTGAAGGCATCGCCAGCAGCAACGCTTGCGGAGGTCGACACGGTGACGGTCTGGAAGCGGTTATCCACGTTGATCTGGCCGCCCACGGAGGTGGAGGTAGCCTGAGGAGCGTAGTTCGCTTGCGTGTTCGAACCGTTGGTGTCGATGGTGATGGATGCACCGCCAGCAGCAGCAGTGATGCGATTTGCGTAGTCAAACTTGTAGGTGTCGAAACCTGCAACCATGCCAACGAAATTGCGCTCATAGGCCTTGTCGGACTTGGCGTTACCAAACGAACGGCTTGCTTGCGACAGGTTGCCGGCCAGACCGTTGTAGTCGCGGCTGGACAGACCCAAGAAGCGGTCGTAGTTGGGGATACCTTGCTCGTTCATGATGGTGTCGCACAGGGAGACGTCATCATAATCACCAGCAGCGGCAGCAATTGGCACGACCAAAGAGCCCAGCGTTGCGGCTGTGTTCATGATTGCGACGTTGATGTCGGATGCGAGCTTTTGCTTGGCGCTTTCGCCCAAACGGCCTTCTTGCAGCGCGTCGCGCAGTTCGAGGGTGGTCATAGTCCAAGGCACGGACTTGCCGAAACCGATGGTTGATGGCACCGACAACTGAGTCATGTTTTGATACGTGACGGGCGTGCCGGGTACGCTGTTCTGCGACTGCGCGATGTAAGGCTGTGGACGCCAGATGGTGTCGTTAGTCCGGGCCATTTCGGTCTGGTTAGTGTTGTAGATCGAAACGTGACGTGACAACACTAGGGCGTCTTGGAAGCCTTCGAGCAGGTCTTCAAAGGCGACGCGCTCTTCTTTCGAGAAACTATTGGACATGGTATTTCCTTAAAAAATCATTTGGAAGCTGATCGTTTCTGCGCCTTGTACTGCACGACTTTCGTCATGTTGCCAGTACGAGCCGCTTCTTCTCGCAGCCGTTCGAGGGTTGAGTCCACCGCCCCAGATACTCGGCCAGTTCCTGACACGATTCGCTCGGGTG